TTTCTTTATCACAGAATTTTGGCAATAACGGCAGATAACATTCAATCTTCTTGATTGCGGCAGCCTGTTGGTTTAGCGTATCAAGGACTTTTTTTGAGTTCATACCCGATAAAACGCCTTGATAACCGAGCAACATCTTTATTGCCCAGCCAAACACAAGGGCAAAGATTCCGTCAGCAACTATTTCGCTGACGGTTTTTCCCGATTCTCCGATTTCGACGAAGTTTTTTGCCATAAAAACGACAACAACAGCACCTACGACGATGAAGCCGATGCTGTTGATTATACCGTTCTTGAATTTTTCAAATTTCGTTTCTCCCATTATACCCTACCTTGATTTTTATTTATTGCATCAACTATTGCCTGCGTTTGATTGTCAATCGAAGTAAGCGTTGCCTTTTGATCTATAACCTTTTGCGTAACTTTGACTTGATGTTGAATCGGAAGGTCTATGAGTTCGCCTACAATTGCTGCTGAAAGCAATATCTTTAAGTCTTGAATAATCGGATCGAGTGCAAATACAAGCACTAATGCTACAACGTATTTGATTATCGGATGAATGTTTTTAGGCACTTTGCCAAGCGATTTTATGAGGATTAAGACGAGTGAAATTGCTCCGCCTACCCCAAGCGATATTGTTGATTGTGTCGTCGCTGTATAAGTGTCCCACTTTAAGCCAAAAACCACCGCGAGCGGTGCTATTGACAACACGTAACCGAGAATCTGCAAAAGCACTTTTTTTGCATATGGATTCATCGGATTTTTTTCTTTCTTTTCCTTTGTTTCTTCACTCATCGCTTGTTACCTCTTCAACTTGTGCGTCGTCAAAACAACCACTTATCATATCAACACACTGCTTTGCCGTCCCGTTTGCAACCATAAATTCGTTTTGCTGAACCATAATTGCCAAAACCTGCGCCAAAGTGTTCATTTTGTTGATAGATTCGTCCGACAAAGATTTCATTTGTTCAATCTCACTTGCAAATTGCGCAAGCGTATTTCCGACCTCTGTCATTTTGTCACAAGCGTTTTCAAGTTTGTTCGCCGTGCTTTGAAGTTTGATTGCATCCTTGTCATAATCACCTTTTGTTGAAGTAAGTTTTTCGACTGCTTGAACGATGATTTTTTTAATCCAACCGCAAATTGCGCCGATTCCGAGCGATGTTCCGCCAAGAGCAGCAACAGCCGAGGCGACATAAAAGACGATTGTGTCTATATAATTATTCAAGTCCATTTTCGTTCTCCTTATCTTTGATTATGCAATAATCAAGTGTGACATTTTGTGACTTTCTACACAGGGCATCAAACTCGTCTTTTGGCATTACCGCAGCGGCGAGTTTGTGCGGATTGGCAGATTCCACAATGACACAATAGCCGTCATTCTTTTTTCGTTTCCTCATTGTTTGTTTCCCCGTCCTCGGCGGCGCGAGCAGTTATGCGCTCTTGTTCGGCTTGAGCGGCTTGTTCAAGGCGGATGCGCTCTTGTTCCTGCTCGTATGCGATGCGTTCCGCCATTGCGTCTTCGATGGTCGTGGCGGTGCTGTCCGGGAACAGTCTGTGGTGGCTTTCGAGCGATTCCATAAAGTGGTCGTTGACAAGGTAGACGTCGCCCGTCAATCCGAGTTTTTGCTTGTGCTTTTCGATGTTTGCATTTGTGCCGTTTTTGATAATCATAATGCCTTTGCTCCTGCTGTTTTCTTGTCGTAAAGCGAAACGATTTTGCACGCCTCGCCTTTGGATATGATTGGTTTGATATGCTTTGAATAATACGCTACGCCGCCGCTACACCGCATAAGCCATCCGAGTCGTGACAGTATGCTGCGAGCGCCGTGTATCGTGCAGTATCCGCGCTTGCGCACAAGTCGAACGTTTCGGTTGAGTTCGAGCCACGCGCGCTTGCGTAGGCGTTTCCGCTCGCCACAAATCGTAAATCCGAGAAAACTCAACGGGCGCGTACCCGTGCGCCATAGTTGCCAGTTCTTCTTGATTGTCAATTTGTACCGTTCATCTCGAAGAACGTCATCGAGCTTGCGTTTTGCGGCGTGAAGCCGTCTTTTGTTGCTGTCCCACATTACGAGGTCATCGACATATCGAATGTAATACGGGATATGCAGTTTCTCTTTGATATAGTGATCTATCCGTTCAAGGTAGAAGTTCGAGAACCATTGCGACGTGTAGAACCCTATCGGCAAGCCGTTGCGCTCGTTCCGTAAGATTTTTACGGACAGTTCGAGCATTCGCTTGTCTTTGATCTTCAAAGCGAGCAGTTCCACGAGTTTGTCCGCGCTCACGCTCTGAAAATACTTCTTGAAATCGGTTTTAAGCGTGTATCGCGCTTTCGGGTTGCGCTGTATCTTCTGCGCGCGTTTGATACCGTAATGCACGCCACGTCCCTTGATTGAGCCGCAGTTCCACTCGTACATTCCGCGCATAAACACGGGTTTCATAACGATGCAGTACGCCCAGTGTACGACTTGATCGGGAAAGAATTTCGGCACAACTATATCGCGTGATTTTTTCGCAGACCGTTCGTATATCGTCTTGTGCTTGTTCTCGGTCAGTTTGAGCGTTCCGTCTTTGAGCCATTGTTGCAACTTGTCAATGTAGTAGTCTTTTCTTTCAAGATAAGGTCGGACATAAAGTTTGTTTTTCTTGCCTCGTGACGCCTCTGCAAAAGCCTTTTCGAGCGTCGTCCGCTCACATAATCTGTCGTAAAGATAACCTGTTCTTTTCATCGTTATGTGCCTGTGTTTGTATGCTTTTAAGTCTCTCACGGTCTTTCGAGAATAAACCTACTAAACCGTGCCTTTTACGAGATAGTTTTTTACCAAGTGGTAAGGATGCGCGCAGTCTAACTTTGCCGTTTTTGACCTAAAATTCGAGAACCGAGATTCACGTTGTTGTTGCTCGCGTTGTTACTGTTGACGTAGAACAGCCCATTGTTCGTGTTCGTGCTGTTACGACCACGATAATAGACAGCGTTACCATCTAATCTCGCTCTTTGAACGCGCGCACCCTGTGTTTTGTTGTTCGTTCTTGTTCAGACAAGTTTTTGTACAAAGACTTTTCGTTGCCGCAAGGGGTTTCACCCCTTACCAACCCCTATAAGGATTAAAGGGTAAGCAAAAGCCGAGAACCGAGAAACACGCCGCTGTAGCCCGCGTAGCTACTGCTGACGTAGAACAGCCCAACGCTCGCGAGCGTGCCGTCACGACCACGATAAAAGACAGCGCCACCATCTAATCCCGCATAATCACAGAAGAAAGTGTTGTAGTTACTGTTATTTACGGTTGCCCCCGGCACTGCGAGAAGTGGTTTTGAAGCGTCTATCTTCAAAGCAGATAGGCACGCCCCATTCACAGACGGGAAAGTCAAATCACCTGTTGAATTGTCATTATACTTGCTCGCATCATCCGTAGCGGCGTAACCTGTCAAACCATCAAAGAACTCTAACCCGTTGCCGATAAAGTCTTCGATATAACGCCATCTCATTCTGCCTTGACTTGTGAGCTGTCCGCTCGGTACGGTAAGGCTATCTGTCGCGCCGCAAGATTGCCCATAGCCCGTATATCCCCACATGACTGACTCGCTGTTTTTCGTTGCAAATTCGATGAGCCACAAGAAGTCGAGAACGCGCATGTGCGCAAGGTCAAGTTGGCGATACTTCTCTCCGCGTGCCTTTGCATAGGTGCGGAAATTCGCTCTTGTCGTATTATATTGTCTTGCGACGCCCGTCTTTGAATACATCTTTCCGTTTGCTACGCTTGCACCGTATGCACCAAAATAGAACGCATCTACATGTACGACGACTTGGTTTTCGCCGGCTGTCATTTCGAGCGGCGCAACTGCGACGTCTGTTAGGTATCCGTTCGTGTCGTATCCTATGCGCAGATAGATTTCGGGAATAAATACAAACTCATCCCCGTCGATGGTGTGGCGTTTCATGAGATTGTACGGGAACAAACTGTCAAAGTCTGATGAAATGACGTTGTTGCTCATCGTCCAAGTCTTGCCCACTGCGTCGTCTGTTCTTGTGAGAGCAGGCTCGCTCTGATACAAGCCCGAAACACCGAGAATGACGTTGCTGCCAACCCACAGCGATACCGATTCGCTTTGATTGTCCGCCACACCCGTACCAGTGCCTTTCACATAAAATGTGCTTATAGCGCTTTGCGTCAGTGTAAGAGATGTGATATCGATATCAAGCGTTCCGCCGTCTTCGCCGCTATATGCTATGGTTCCTTTGAGTTCGCCGTTTGCATAGACTTCATAAGACGTCGCTGCCGCTCGGCAGTTTGAAATGCGCAGTGTTGTTGCGTTCACCTTCGCAAGATGCGGATGGCTGTTGTAGACAACGACATTGGAAAGGTCGCTATCCGTATAGCCCGTCGCTTTTGCTTTGGCGGTTATTTGCACCTGCCCATAAGGCGGATGAAATTGTAAAAGGTCTTTTTCTTGCATATTTACCTCTTAAAGTAGATTTACTTTGAATTGTAGCGTGTCGTTGCCGTTGTCGCCACTGCCGTCTTTGCGATACTTCACATAGATGAAGTGTTCGCCTGCCGGAACAGTAAGTGTGACTGTCTGCACGTTTGCCGAGCTTGCGCCTTTGAAGTTTTTGAGGACGTTCGTTGTGCCGGTGCTGCCATCATCCGTGTTGCTTGTTGCAAGCGTCTTGTCGAGTTGCGAGATTATACCGTAGTCGTAGTTGTTCTCGCCGTAGCTGATACAATCAAGGCGCACCTGCGTTTCGGCTGAAACATTGAACGTAACCTTGCATAGTGCTGCCGAGTTTGCGACGTGGTAGTTTTTGCTAACATAGTAGCCTGCGCTGTTGAGTTCGAACCCGTAGCTTGCACCGGATACCGCCACGACGTCAAATGTTGAAACCGGCAAATCCGTATCTGTCGAGAACAATACGCCGTTCATATAGTATTCAAGCGATGTTGCAAATTTGGGCGGTTCGGCGTAGAGTGTATCGCCGTCGATTGAAAGCACTGGTGTATGGAGTTTTGGCACATCGAGCGCGATTGCCGTTATGCTGATTGTGTTCTTTGCACCCTCTGCTCCAAATTCTCCGAGTTTCGTGTTGCCTGCGTAGATTTCAAACGTCGTGGCGCGCGGAACGTATGATATGCTTATCTTCTCATTCTCTTGGTCGAGCGTGAGCGTCGGTGCGTTGAGTTTTGAACCGTCCGGAGTAACGTCTGCGTACTCGAGCGCGATTGCGTTTATGCTGACCGCACCGGTGTATCCGTTGTATGTGTAGTCAAGGGCGCGTCCGTTACACTCGATTTGGATGTCGGGCGGCAAATACTTGCCTGTCACAGGTGTGAGTGTGAACGAGAGCGTCTGTCCGTTCGTCGTCTTTGCCGTGTTTATGCTTGCATTGATGTTTGCCAAGTTATAGACTATATCGAACACCGCCACATTGACCGTATTGCTGTCTACGCTGTCAATAAAGCCGTCTTTCTTTGCTCGCACCGTGATGGCATACTTATTCGGGATAAGGCTCAAAAGGTCGAACGTCGTCCCCTCTTGTTCATGTTTGAGTTCTCCATCGCCGTACACCTTGTACCCTGCCACGAAGTTGCCGTTCGTGCTTGGGTTGGTAATGTTGAGGTTGTTGCCCGATTTCGCAATGGTCACGGGGTTCAACTGCGGATGCACGTCGCTGACGGTATATGCGCCGACGATAACCTTGCCGTCATCGCCGTACGCTTGATACCCTTGCTTAATTTCCGCCGCCGTCGCAGGATTTTCGAGCGGTTTTAGCTCCGCTCCGCCGCCGCCGTGTCTGACTATATATGCATCTGCCATAAAATCACCTCACGATTTGCAACTTGATGTTGAGTGCAACAGACGGCTTTTGCTTTGCATAAACCTTGATTTTGCCTGCGGAAGTGACGATTTTGTATATCTTCGCCCACGCTTCTTCTTCGGCTGTTGCGGTATTAAAATCATCGGAAGGGACAAGATCCACAACGGGTGTGTCTGTTTCGAGAATGTCCGACAATTCTATCTCTTGCGTAAACGGCGAACTACCACTCCACGACATGCCTATTGTTGCGGTCTTGTTTAAGACGGTTGCTTTTGTTCCAAGTCCTGTTGACAGTTCAGCGATGTTTTTTTCCGCAGACGTGAACAGTGCATCGATTTTGTCCATATTGTTCCCGTCTATATTGCCGAAACATTTTTCAACGTTTTCGTAGGCATCGCCGCTGTCGCCATCAAACTTGAAAAGACCGTGTGTCGTAAGTGCCATATTTCACCTCTCTTAAAGCATTTTGCAAGACGCTTGTCCGATTGGAATAACAAGAAGCTCGTTCGGGTTGAGTGTGATCGGCGTTTCAAGTTCAAAGTATAGCGACGCGTTGCTTGTGCCGCTTCCGTTGTATAAAACGATATACTTGATGGAGAGTGCATTTGTGCCGCGGTATGTATCGAACTTAATCTCTTTACTGTTCTTGATTGTTACAGAGCCGTCATCGCCGTATGTTATATTGTTGAAATATATGTTTTCGGAGTTACCGTATTTACCAACGGCTTCTCTTCCGCATCCGTATCCTGCCGGCGGCTCAACAAAACCACTGTAATATTTTGAACTGTTGACTGTCGGCGCACTCGATGCTAATCCTGCGCCAAGATAACCGTCGCCAAGATTGAATGATGATGTGTTGCCGAAAAGCTCTTCCAAAAAACCTTTCTTAACTGCTGGTGCTACTTTTCCTGACATTGTTTTTGTACCTCGTTATTTTTATTCTTGAACACGAATTAAACATGCCTGTTCAAGTGTTTGTCCTGCTTTGAAAAACTCTGACATTGTTTTTCCTATTAAGTCTGCCATTATGGCGTGCCTGTATCTGATTATTGCAATATCCATCGACAAGTCGTTTGCAACTTCAGATACGATGCGTTTTGTGTTGACTTTTTGTGGCATTGATTGAATTTCAAAGTCTGTTTCTTGCTCGATTTGCGGTTTTTTGAGTGTTGGCACGACGGGGATTATGGTCGGTTCTATGCTCATTTCGACGTAAGCATCCAACACTTCTTTTAGTGTTAATTTGAACACTGTTACGGCAATGCCGAGTTCAAATTCGCTTGTTTGTTCCGCAAAAACATCCTCTATGGTCTTTGCCGATGGTGTTGCCGCCGGAGTTATACTCGTTTGTGCATCCGCCGTCGTTTCTTTTCCTGTTCTGATGGATGGTTGCGTTACGATTTCTGCTCCGAGTTCAACGAGTATGTCGCCCAAGAATGCACCCGCTCCGCGCTCTGCAATGAGATTCTGAATGAATGTTTCGACTTCTCCAAAAACAACTTCATTTACATCTTTACCACCATTGCCTTCTGCATTTATCGAAAGAGAGTTTATTTCTGTCGATACGGATATGCCTTTTGCTTCTTTACCGTCGTTGCACTCCGTTTTTGTTATTACAGCGGCGGCATTGATTTCCGCGCCGCACGACGCATCTTTGCCAACATTGCTTTCTGCACTTGATGCAACGCTTGTTTTAACCTCAACTCCGCATTTAGGTACAACATTGTAGTCGAGCGACATCGCATAAAGTATCGGTTTTAGTTTTTCAAGGTATGTCCTAACGTCTTGCATACTTATACCTTTTCAAGGATGAAAATATCAAAGTTGATCCCGTCGTTGCTGAACACATACATTGACACTCTCGCATTGTTTGACGGGTTATATTCGCCGACATTTGTTCCGTATTGCATCAAGGCAACGTTCTTGCCGTTTGATTCAACACTGACCTTTGGTGCTTCGTCGCCCGTAAAGAACATTAAGCCGGAGTAAAACCCTTCTTTTGCGTCCAACGGGACGGTGATTTTCACACTTTGCGCATTTTTCGTGTATGTTTTTATGACATTATTTGCAAATGTGTGGTCGATTGCTGTTGTAATTTCGTCCGTTTGGTATCCTGTCGGCTTAATATCCTCGACGGTGGTTTCAATTTCGCCAAGCGCGGTGTTTGCGGCATCTGTAATACCGTCAATGCAGTCGCAGAGGTATTCCGTCGGCGCAAACATCGCTTCTTTAACGTCCGCTTCTTTTTTCCCTTGCTCTGCCGGGCGTGTAGATAATGCATAAACCGATTTACGCTTTAGTATCTGTCGTTGTTCTTCCGTGATTTTAGGGATATTCATATCACCACACTCCCTTGTTAAGTCTGTTTATCTTATATTCAACCGTCAAGCTGTACACACAACAGTCACAATCGTTGTCGGATATAAAGCGGAACAGTATGTAGTTAAAATCGCTCTTCATGTGTTTTGTGTAAGAAGACTCAAACCCTGTATTGAACGTGAAGTTGCCGAAGTTAAGGTTGCTAAAATCAAACACATCAAGTCCTTTTGAATCAATCTCTTTAAGACCGTATGCGTTTTTGGTTTCGTAACCAATCTTAATTACGCCATTCGTGATTTGTTGCGCTGCGAGCGTCATTCTTGTCAATACTTTGATATAATCGCTTGCGCCCATGTCCATAATCGGCGTATACCACTCCGCAACGACATTTTTCACAATATATTTGAAGGCTTTTGCGTCAATCGCCGCATTGTTGTATGTTGCGAGAATATATCTATCCTCTACTGCATTGCCGTCATCGTCTGTACGGTCGTAACGATTGTATAGTTCGATATATTTCGCGCCTTCAAGTGTTTTTATTGCTTTTACTTTGACAATCTCTCCGTTCAAGTCGCACAAAAGGCGGAATGTGCCTGTCGGAGATACGATTTCGCCAGTTTCTTTCGACAATTCAAACGTTGCCGTGCCGACATCTATGTTCGAGATAAAGTATTTTGTGTTGAGTTCAATGCCCAAACCCGTGATTGAATCCGCATAGACGACTTGCCCCTCGTGAAGCTTGATTATTTCATCATACGTGACTGCAATTTTGGTATTTGCACCCGTCGCATCGAGAGTAAAACTGTTGCTATCGAATAACAGACGGTAAATACTGCCCTTAAAATATGCAAGGTCGCCATCGACGAAGTCTGCCACAACGCCATCGTGTTGTATCCTATTGTTTGTCAAATCGAAAGTAACGGCGTTTAGTTGCTCGTACTGCCTATCCGTGAACTCATCGTCGAATACACAAATTCTCCCGTCGGTAGTGCCAAAACACAGCTCATTATCGATAACAAAGAATCGACGAATAGGGCAATTGTCCCAATACCACCACTCATAGTTATACGTATCAGCCATATCGCCTTGTTGAGTAAACACAAAACGAGCGTCTGCAACATAGACGTATCCGTCAATTGCAACGTAAAACTTGTTGTTATAAACAATAGAAACGGCACTTGCAAGGTTTTTATGCTTCTTTAGCAATGTGTTTATCAACCTGCTACGCTCTTTTGCAACACGCTGTTCGATTGCAATTGAGTCACTATTGATTTGCACTCCAAATACACCTTGCTTTGATAGAAAAAGTGCATCGCCGTTGAGCATCCCGATTGCGTCCATTGATACAACGCCTTGCGTAATATATTTGCCTGTTGTGAGATAATAACCTTCCGTGACAGACGTCATATCTTCGCTTATTGTGGTTGCAACACCCGTTCTTATGTAAAGTGTCGGCTCTGATACACTGTCTTCCTTGAAAATAGCAAGGGACTCGTCACCCAATCTTTGATATCCCATAATGCGAGTGCTGCTCGTGCCGATTGAGCATAGATTTTTACTCGGGAAATAGGTAAAATCTTCTGCATTGCTCCAATAGTCATAGTTTGGATAGTCGTCGCATCCACTAACAAAAAGTGTGTTTGCATTGCCTTTCGAGCCAAATAATGCGCCAAAACGACAATCAAGTATTCGGTTTGCATATCTTGCATCGTCTTGTGCTATCGTGACCGTGATATTTGCTTCGCCCGATATAGTATGAGGATGCACTGTGAGATAAATCTTGCCCTCGTCGAAGTCTATCTCGCCCCATTTGCGCGAATTTGCACACGTTTTAGTCGCTTCATCGGTGGGATCTGACGATATTCTCGCATTGATTATCTCGTATTTTCTTGCAGGTATGTCTGAAACAGTCAAATTCCAACCATCTTCACCAATATTGTTGCAATCTTCGAGTGTATATGTGTTGCTCCCCGTTGCCGTCACAACAATTTCAAGATGCTTGATATCTTCGTTGGAGCTATCTTTCCATATAATGCTGTAAGCCTCGTTCTCGTTAAGTCTTTTTGCTATAGCGAATTGAGTTGCTGTGCCGTTGAGCGAGTATTTGAGTACGAGCATATTAGCATCGCTCGTAGGCTCGCCGTACACGCTAAAATCGTGCGCTTTTATGAGATATTGCTTATTATCTGATGAAAGTCTACCGATGGTTTTAAGCGTTTTTATATCGGTATCAAACGTGACTGTCTTCCCCGACAAATCTCTTTGCGCGCTTACGTCGTCAGAACGCAAATTTCTCGTCGCGGTTGCGCTAATGAGGCTGCCGATTGATAGCTTGTATTCTGTATTGTCGCCTGTTTCTTCGTTATAATCTTTTGCAACCATCTCAAAGGGGGTTACATCGAGATTCTTTTCGTCGAGTTTGTAAGTACGTATTATAGGCAATGTGGCAGGGGTATTCGCCGTTTCTGTATTCTTGTAGTAGTCGCTACCTATAAGCGTGTTCTTTCTTCGAGAGTTGAGGATGTTGACGTCGCGCATTGTTTGACGTTTGCCATATTCAACAACAGAACCGTTTTCATAATAATCGGTTTCTTCGGGAGAAATGTTGCCCGTTGTAGTCGGAATGTATGAATTATCGTCGTTATAAACGCGACGGAATTGCAGTTCGCCACCGTATACACCAAGCACAAGAAAGTCACCGCAGCCGATAAAATATGCCTTATCATTATCTATGAACATTTGCACCGCGCGATTTTTAAGGCGTGTTGTGTCAATGTTATTCTTTATGAAATTATTGTCGAACATGCTTTGCCATGTACCATCATCATCCTTCATAAAAAACTTTGTGCCTGCGTAAGCGATGTTTATAGTCTTATGTGCGATTGTAAATTTGAAAAGTCCGTTAATAGGCAATCCGTTTCCGCTTGCATCTTTAATACGTCCAAATTGACGCCAGCCCGGACGTTTATGATTGTTTCCGTTTTTGCTGATAAAATTGCGCATTGCGGAAGCGCGATATGGTTCGACAGCATAAACAGGGCTTGCCGCATCCACACCGCGAAAGCCTGTAAGTACAATTCTTTTTCTGTCTTTTTTTACGATATCGGTATCAAAACGCATTTACTACTCTCCAAAAACATTAATCACACTTGACTGTGCTGCGCGATCGTTTCTCTTCAGTGAATCGAGTGTTGCTTCAAAAATATTTCTTGCTTGCGCGGCAAGTGACGGCTCGTCTTCTTCGTACAATTCTGCTTTAATAAAGTATGGTATGATTTCGGCGATATCGTCGGGTATATTTATTTCAGTGCTTGAAAGCGCATTGAGTGCCACTCTCTGCACTTTAGGCTCGTATATAACAATGTATCTTTCTCTCTCGCGCAAGGGCATTAAAACAAGCGTTCCTGCCTCTGTTTGGAATGATACGGATGGATTGTATTCGCATGCGGATTCGAATATAACTCTCTCAATGTCAAATAGATCCGGGATGAGTGTTTTCAAATCGTATCTCGCGTGATAACCGTCGTTGTTGCATGATGTTACACTGTCAATTGCAAAACTCTTCAATGGCAATACTTGTGCGCGCTGTATACGCATTAAGGCTCGGTTGATACAAGCCTTCATATTGACTGTGTATTTGCGATATTCTTCACTTTCAAGCAAGTCTATGTCTTGTTCAGACAGGTCTTGCTCGTAGTTCGTGAACATCAATGCAAGTGCGTTTTTTTCAATATCGTTGATCGTCATGCTGACACCTTCAGATTTAGTGTGGCGGAAGAAACAAGATTTGAACTTGTACGAGACTGTTGTGTCCCGGAAGGATTAGCAATCCTCTGCGATGCCAATTACGCCATTCTTCCGTGATCACGGGGCGGGCGGCTTGCGCCGTCGGCTCCCGTGATGACTGTACTGCCATTTAGGGTACAGTGCGGTTCGTTATGCCTTTAGGCTTTGTACTTCGCGACAACGACCTTTGAATCGTTCGTGAGTGCCGTACCGTAACGTTTGATAGCGGTTATGAGCCACGTATCATCTGCGTTGCGATAGTCGGGATGGACTTGTGCTTCTTTCTTCAAGAACACTTTCATTGCGGGCGTTCCGTCGTCCACTTCCGAATCCTCGTTTTCGAGTTTGATGATGGGGTTCAAGTACGTTGCGGTGCCTGCATACGTTCCGCCGAGAGCAATTGTGCCTGCCGCACTCGTCTTTCTGCATTCGGGAGCATTTGCAAGCGCAATGCCGTACTCACCAACTTTCTCTTTGAGTGTGATGACGCCTGCGCTGTTGCTTGCCGAGATTTTTGCGCTCGCGTCTGCCGTGATAGCAGCTACGAGACCTGCTGCCACGTTTTCCGCTGTTGCCGCTGTTGCTTTGAACGAGTATTTCTTTCCATCAACAAGAATGGTGAATACATCGCCTGTTGCGACTGTTCCTGCTACCGTAACGGTGCGCTCGCCTTGTACGCCGTCTTCGTGTCTTACTCTGTTCGAGAGTTGAATCCACGTTTGTGCGATTTTGCCGAGAACGCCGGTGGGAACTACGCTCTTTTCGAATTTGTCTCTGCTCTTGAAGTTTTCGTCTTTCAAGAGTGAGGGATATTGCATCGGATGTACGAACATCAATTTCTCAACGCCCATTTCTTCATCGCCAAACATTGCTTCTGCTTCAACGACGCCGTTGTAGCCAATTACGCTTGCGCTGCCGTTGAAAACGTTCGGTGCTTCGTATGCGGTGTCAAACAAATCGCTTTCAATTTTGTCTTTGATTGCTTTTGCGAGTTGTCTGATTGCTGTTCCTTTGGGATCGCCTTCGCCGTCATCGATTGCTTCCGATGACAATACAACACCTTTTGAAACTTTCTTGACGGTGTATTCGCCCTCTGTGAAGCTCATCTTCGTGGTGTCGATGACCTCGCCTTCTGCGGTGTCTTTTGCCGCGCCGATATAACCCCACTTCGTCACTTTGACGGTGTTGCCCGGTCTGCCGTTGAGCGTTTTGTCGACTTTGATATATTTGATGAGTTTGAGCATAGAATCAAGAGTCTCGTTGAGCATATCTTGACATACTTCTCTGACAAACACATTTTCTGTCATAGTTTTTTGTTCTGCCATATTAGTTTCCTACCTTTTGATTATTTTGTTAGGCTCTCATACAACGCACGATTTTCTTGGTAGAGTTTGGCACGTTCGTCCACACTCATTTTCCTGAACTGTGTTTTTGTAATTCCCGGGTTTGCGCTTCCGTTTGTCTGCGCCGAGCCTACTCCCGATTGTTTTTTTGCCGCTTCTGACGTCAGTTTTGCCGCAACATTCTTTGTAATGTCGGATATGATTGCGTCGTATTCGTTGTACACGTCATTGAGCGATTTACCTTCGTTACCGATGAGCAATGCTTGAAAGAGCTTGTCGTTTTGGAGCATATCGTTTAGATTTAAGTCGGGATGTTCTTTGCGAAAATCGTTCACGTCTGATACGATTTTTTGCTGATATTCCGCTTTTTCTGCTTCCTTTTTCGATTTCTCTTTTTGTTCTCTGTCGATTTCGTCGGCATAGTCTTTAACCGGATCTCCGCCCTTGTCAGATATTGCTTTCATCCGGAGATACTGTTTGACTTCTTCGGCGTTTGTGATAGGCTTTTCGGTGTATGGGTTTGTTTTTACAAACTCGATAACACTTTTTACTCGCTCTTCTTCGGCGGCAGTCATACGCGCCTTTTCGATAGCTTGTGCTTGTTCACGTTCGCGCCTTGCTCTCGCATATTCCGCGTTCTTCTCTTTCGTTTGAACGGGCTTCTGCTCTTTTGCTTCGGGAGTGTTCTGCGATTCACTCTCTACGGGTGCCGTTGTTTGCTCTGCTTGTCCGGTTGATTGTCCATCAGCCGCAGTATCCACAACGTCTTCGATTGTTTCCGCAGTGTTTTTGACTTCTTCGGTCATAGTGTTTTTCCTTTCCATTTTTCCGCTGTCGGTGCGAGTGTATTATTCTACATCGATGTTTGCATTCGCCGCATTAGCGATTATTTGCGCAAAATCCGATGCGTCATTATGGTATTGTTGAGCCGCGAGTTCGGCTTGTTGCCTTGTGTTTTTCTCCTTTCGGTTCTCATTAACCGCAAGCGCAAGGTCTCCTCGTAATTTTTCGTTCTCTCCTGCAATTTGAGAAACGGCATTCAATTGGTTTTTACTGTTCTCGCATTGCTCGATAAGTGCCTTAATTTGTTCATCGCGCTCGGCAAGTTGTATCTTGAGTTGCATGTTTTCTGCATATTCAGCCTGCTTTATCAGTTCGAGCAGGTGGTTCTTGTCTGACAGTGCATCTTCGGGATATGCTTCGAGCCATTGACGTGTGGTTATCAACCCTTCAGCTTTGAGCTGATCTATAACCGTGATGTCGCCTGCAGGGGAGCTTGTCGTTCCCGATGTCACTTTTGCAACAACAGTAAACTCGGTGTTGTTGTATTTCTTTGCAGAGAATACGGCGTTTTCCATCGTCATTGCACCGCTCTCGTTCGCCTTGCGTACTTTATACTCCGTGTCGTCGTAATAGTACATTCGGTAGAATTGCCCTGCGATTCGCCCGACTTTTTCAAGCACTCTCCAAAAAGCCTTGCGGTTTTCTTCGTTTGGCAGCTGTGCTTGCGATTGTAGTTGCGCGATTGCTGCACCGCTCATATTGGCGGATATGCTTTCGCCGTTCATCACTTCCGTTGCGCCCACAACCGTTCTCGTATAAGACAAGAGGTTATCCGTAAGCGTAAATACTGCCGAATTGAACGCTCCGCCCGCTGCGCGCTTAATGCCATCGCCTGCGGCACTGTTATCAACTATAATTTGTCCCGGTTCATTGGTTATCTTTTGATTGCCAAGCGCGTCTCGTTTTACAATCCACTTGCTCCAACTCTCGTTTTGCACTTGCAACAGTTGCAAGGCTTGTGAGAAGTTAAAACACCTTTGGTTTGGAATCAGCCCTTCAACCTCGCTTATGCCGTATATGCAATCTTCACGGGGGATGTACTGCCCTACTGCCAACGGATACATTGTCGGCGTATACGCGCTAAACAATGGCTCTTCTTCTGTATCGAAAGTGTTGTCGGGAGTGTCCCCGTTTGCTTCATCGACTTTCTTGCCGAAGATCTGCTCGTGGACTTTTTCATATTCAGGGCGAAGCGGGAATGCATCACGAATGACAGTTCCCCTCACGCTCTTCTCGCAGTAGACTTCGCCATCTATCTTGAAGTATTTGACAAGCACGGTACACATTTCCGTTCCGTCTTGTTCTGTTTTGTTGTTGCTTTTTTTAACATCTTCGTCGTCTGCAACAATAAGCTTCTTGTCTATGCCTTTGGGAAGAGTGCTTCGTATGGCTTCAACCTCTTCTCTTGTTGAGATGATGATATATTTCTGCTTCTGCTCGTCCTTTTGCGACGGATCGCAAAATATAACGTTTCGAGGATCGAGCGACTCCATTCGAAGTGCGCCTGTAACTTTCCCCTTTTTGCCTTTTGCCTGCGCGTCCCAATACACATGAAAGAGATATGTGCCTTTGATTGCGCCGTTGTATATAGCCTCTCGGTAGACGCTCTCCGCGCCCATTTCTTTGAATTGATAGTCCGAGAATTGTGTAAACTCAATCGAATCGTTCTCTTGAGAGTCTGCCTCGTATGTAATGCGACATGGTTTGTTGTTCATGGCAGACATTTTGTTGTTCACTATCATTCGTACAAAGTTAGTAACAGGACGAGGTAACATCTTCGTCCTATCAGTGACCTTTCTGCCCCACTGTCTGCCTTCATAGAAGTCTATGTTTTCACGAATGGTTGCATCGAGTGCTATGGATGCTTGAAAACGTTTCCCCTGCTCGTATTGCTCCCATGTTTCCGCGGCACGGTCTTCTCTTGTTTTTGTCGTTTTATCATTCATGTGTTTTCTCCGGTCGTTTCACGGCTTCGCCGTACATCCACTCATTCAATATGTCTGCAGCATCGGATTCCGAAATCTCATGCTTATTTTTATCGTCTTTGTCGGCGACGCGTTGGCAAAGTTCCTTGATAAAATGCTCTTGTACCTCAACATTGCTTTGAAGCACGTTGACCTTATTGTTAAGTCGAGCCACATCTCTCTCGAGTGCCGTTATTTTGATTAAAAGTTCCGCTTTTGTCATATCCACTCCATATATTCGTTGCCGTTCACATAAACGTTGTCATAATCATCGTCGTCTTCGTCAATGTCCGGTTCCGGTATGTCCTTATAGGTATGGTCGCCCTGTTCTGACACAAAGTGCGTTATCATCAACGCCATGATTAGATCGTCGTGTTTGCCTATAATCGCTTCGGCTTTTCCTTTATCGTTTCTAACGAATGTGAGCATTTCGTATAGTGTTTGAATGTCACACACAATATCACCGTCGCTTTCACGCCACTTTCTTTTGAAGTCGGCAATGATGGTCGGACGTGTAAACGCTGTAGTTTTGAATCCGTATTTCAGCTCTATCGGATTTTTTAGCGAGTCTATTCTCTCTCGCATATACAATCGCGGATATTGCGCTCTTTGAAGCCGTCTTGTCGGCTCATACTCAAAGTTGACTTCAATTCCTATGATTGCGCCGTTATAATATTGTCCGAGGCAATAGATTTGGTCTGCATACAAGTCATCATCTATCTTTTGACGGCGGTATACTGCCACTTGCTTGCCTGTTATGTTGTCTATAACATGAGCCGTGAAATAGTCGCTCCCGTCGCCTGCGGTATCTCCACCTATTGCATACGGCTTTTTGCCGCGTTTTTCATCACTGTAAGGCTCTTCATAGATTGAGATGTCGCCTGCTGCGTCATCCACCCATCTAATGTCCTTGTACGCGATTGTATCGTTGTCTGTCGGTTCTATGTTGTAGGTAAAATATCCGCGTTTCTTCGGCTGCAATGCCCTGCACTCGTTTATTCGTCTTATAACAAGCTCGTTTCCAAACTCACACTCGCCCGATGCGATAAATGCTTCTTCCGGGAAGCAGGGGTATTCCTGCTTAATTGAGTTTTTGTCGATATAGAGGTTGTATTTCTTAACGTACCACGCTATTTGCCTGTCGGATATGCCGTTTTCTCTCAACCATTTAATACGATTGACAAGCCATTCGTCTTTTGCTTGCTCTATGACTGCGACATCGTCCGAAACATACTCTTCGCTTCGCCACCACTCGTAAAACAAGTTGTCGCAGCTCTCGCTGTCCCACAGGTCTTTTGCCTCGTTGTAGCCGTTTGCGGTCGTTTCATAAATAACTATCGCGTTTGCCGTCAATGCTTCGCCGATAGACTTTTGTAAATCCGACATCAAGCACTCATAAAATGCGACTTCTGAAAAGTGGCAAAATTCGAGCGTTTTGGAACGTCCGAGTTCTTTCGATGCCGTTGCAACTCGCCACGAGCTATTGAGTTTGTCAAAGTACAATTCCTTGCGGTTGTTGAACTTCTCTGTCGGTTTGAGTATGCCCGGAAGTCTGTCATATACCGCACGAGCCTTATCGTTGAATATGCTGTCTGTATTGATCTGCGCGTTTGCTACCGTGAAGCCTGCAAAGTTTCGACGAGTAATTGCATATGCAAGCTGTATTGCTGTGATAAGCGTCGTAAAACCTTGCTGTCTGCCTTTTAGCACATATATCGGTATACCCGGCGTTCTGTGTTCAAGGTGTTGGATAAAATCCCTTTGTACCTCGTTAAAGAAGAACGGCACGGTCTTTTGTTTTTTGTCAACGACTGTAAACGCTATCTCGATGAGCTTCCACGGTGCGCTTTTTATTTCTTCTCGCAGATTGTCGTTGTCAAGAACATATCGAACGGCGGATGTTACAAGTTGCCCATCATAAACAATATCGTTGCGTTTTTCCCAAGAACGTTTTCTCTTCTCGACTATTTCTGCTAATGTCATCATTCCGGGAAGTCCTCGAACGTCACACTGACTCTTGATGTTTCTTTACCTTGCGACAATGCTCTCTTGTCGTACAAAATGCCGACAGTGTTCGCTATCTTCGCCGTATCTTCGCATTTAAGCGCGCTTATTTTCTTTGCAAGTGCTTTGATTTGTTCGTTTGACAGTTCTTCGCCATCTTCCTTACAAGCGATTATATAGTCTTCTAACAATTCATCCAAAGCTTCGTGAGCATCAATTGCCCTGTTAAAGTTCTTTTGGATGAGATTTATGCCCTTGTTTATGCAATCGGATGTGGTTTCCTCAAACCTTTTTTTATAATCTTCGCGGAGTTCGGCAAAGTCTTTTGATTTTTCGCAAGACTTTTTCCAATCATCGATAGTGCGAATAGGAATGCCCGTCTGTGCATTGATTTGCTTTGACGTCACTCCTGCGGCAAGAAGGTGTGTGACCTTGTTTCTATCGCTTTCGCTGTACTTACATCCTCTCATTGTTGTTTAAGTGGCGGCGGGGCTGATGAAAACACCGATACCCCGCCTTTCATGGGGTTTCAATTGTCGAAGTGGCAGGATTCGAACCTGCGCTTTTCAAGATACAGAATTTCTTGCTCCCTACCTCTGGGCGACACTTCGATGGGCAAGCGACATTTCTTCCAACGCACAATCTATTGATTAGGGTGATTGTAGTCGCACGCGATTGTGTTGATAAGGGGGAAAATTATGATGATTCAAATCCCATTGAACCTATCTGTATAATATCGTGGCGCGTTGTGACATTTTGTGACATGTTTCAAAAAAGAACAGGGCTATTGCCCTGCTCTGTTTTCATATCCGCTCATTTGAGCGATTTTGAGGATAGCGTCGTTTATGTATCTGCATAAGTGCCTGTCTGTGTAACCGAATTTGTTCGCTGTCTTCCATAGCGGCTCTGCGTTGATGTAGTGGTCTATGATAACCACTTTTTGTGTCGGTTCAAGCCGTTCAATGAGTCGCATATACTGTATTTCAAGATTGGTAAAGTCGTTTATACTTTTTTCAAGCTCTTTCAGAACAGCATCGATTTGATTTTTGATCTGTTTGCTTTTCAGACAATCGGCGCATTTCTTGTGCAGCTCAATCATATCGAGCATTGTTGTTATGCTTTGCGATTTCTTCGACAAAGAGCGAAGATCCTGCTTAACTTGTTTCGGTGTCATCATCTTCATATTCCCCCAGCTTACGTTTACATTCTGTCGCAATACATTTGCCGTTTACTATGTATTTACAGTTGCTCGGACACAAATGGTTTATCTGCATGAATTTTATCTTCTCCTTGTCATCGTTATTTTTTATTTCCAGTAGTTTGATTATCAATGCGCTTGAGATGCAAATTACATCAAAGCCAAACAACATTATCATAAAAGCAAATGTACCGCGCTCATCGTTTGAGAATGCGCAGACGGCAAGCCCAGCGATAACAATTGGCGCAAAGACAAGAGTTGATTTTAGGATAATTTTGAATAGATCTTTCATTGCGCCCGTATCTCCTTGATGAGTTCGTCGATTTCATAGCTTGCATTTATAACTACGGTATCGTTTGCAACCCTATCTTTTGTAATGCGTTCTCTCAACTCGTTAAGCACATCGATTTGCGCTTGCTTGACTCCCGCTTTTAACTCTCCAATTTCACGACATTGACTTTTCAAACTTTCCAATGCGCTATTGAGTTCAGTGTTACATTGCCCAAGTGTTGTTCTCAATCGCTCAATCTCGGCTTTGTACTCGGACACGTCGCCGTAACCGTGACCAATGAGAGTTTCTGCATAACAATAGCACACGCCCTTTTTATTTAGGTGCTTGTAGTCCGCTACCGAATCTTTTAACACTTTTTCGATTTGCTCGATCTGTTCTTGTTCAGTTTTCATTGTCGTTCTCCTGTTTTTTATTTCACTATTCGCCTAACCCTGTAAGGTGCGTGATTTGCGACGAATCTCGTCTTTGCGTCTTCGCTTTTGCTCGTTGCACGCTTCTGCCTGAACGCTTGATACGCTTCGCACACGTCGTGATATGCTCCACAACCTTTCTTCGGGCAGTTCTTGCAATGGAAGTAGTTTTTGATTGTCATTCTTCTACTCCTCTACGTATTGCCAACTTTGTGGCGGTCTTTCAACCATATACGACGGTCTTTTCCCCATAGGGGTGAAAAACTCGCTCAACTCTTTCGGCTTGTCGTATATCTTCAAGTCGGAGATGTGCCAAGCGTAAAGTTTTTTGCCTTTACTATAATCAACCGCCTCTTTAAGTGTCATACAAGCCTTGTCACAATCTCTCATTGACATCCACTCCGCGCTATCGCATACAAACTCGCCGATAACTTTACCGCTTTTTATATCGTCAACCTTATAACGCTTATATATCTCATTATCTCGGGTTTTAGTGCAGTAAATATAACATTTGAACGGCTCTTCGCATTTGGGTGCGGTTTTGCGGACTTCGATTGTCTTTTCTCCGTTTGCTATTTTCTCAACCCATTTAGGTTGTATTGATATTAAAACTGCTTTCATTTCTTGTCCTCTCCATAAATTCCGTCGTATGTATTGCCGACGATGATTTCCATACTCGCCGTTAGGCTGTCCAAGTCGTCCATATAGTCATAGCGCGGATTTTTCAGTCTGAATCTACCGTCTGTGAATACAACCACCGCGCGCTCTTCTTCGGGGATTTCCGCTCCGTCAAACTCCAAGATGTCGCCCTCGTAAATCTCGTCGCCGTTCTTGTCGTACACTCCCGTGAATTGCCCTATGCTTGCAGGATATACCTCGCCGAAGTAATAGATGTACGGTATTTGCGTGTCGCCGTCTTTGAGCCTCACAAGGTCGCCGTGACACCACATTCCGTCTTGTTTTCTTTTGCCCCTAAAAAGTATCTCTCTGTTCATTGTTCCTTTCTCCTTTTGTGGTGGAATAACCGCCACCGCACGGTTTAATCGATAAAATCCATCAATGTATACTGTTTGCTCCGCTCTTTGCCATTTGGGCAAGCATTGTCTGAATTACTATGTAATTTGTTGAATGGATACCCGGCACATTGAAACTTTCCGCTGTCATAATATTGTTTGAATTGAGAACATTCTCTGCACAGTGTTGGTCTTTCCCACGTTTTTGGAGCAAACTCCTTGCACGCTTGCGAGTTTTCATAACAAATCACATTGGTTTTCATCTCGCATTTGTGTGCAAAACACTCAACTGCTTCTCCGTTTGGTCTATCGGAATACCCTATAAAGCCATCGCCGTTATACTTAACAACCGGAAACCGTCCATTGCCAAAATGCTCACAATCGGCACATCTATTCATCGTCTTGTTCTCCGTCGATAACATAAAAGCCGCGCCCGCACTCACAGCAGTATGTTTGTGCGTAAAGGTTTACTCCGTCAAGTCTTGCTCCGCAATAAGGGCAATATTTAATATCTTCCGATATGTATCCGCTGATAGTTCCTGTTTCCATAATCATTCTCTCCTTTCAATCTCGCTTGCCTTGTACAATGCCCACTGCAAAGCGTTGTGAGCGGCAAGGTGCTGTATGTTGTCTATCTTTGCATGTTCTCGCTCTCGGTCGGTTTTTGCCGTGGCATATCGGTCGAGAGCCTGCTGTGCAAGGAAGATGTGTTCCCTGCATGCATCGTATAGTTGCTGTTTGTACTCTTGAATTGTCATTGTCACCACCTATGCCGCAATGCGACTCAATTGCTGTCTTGCGAAGTTAGACCACTTGCCATATACGAAGTCGAGAACGTCTTGCGCCGGTTTTGAATCGTGCCTGCCATAACATTGCAACACTTCTTTTCTCAAAAGCGAGAATTCGATTGTTACATACGGAACGTTTGGTGCATCGTTGTTGCGGATAAAGAATATAAGCGATTCTTTACGTTTCATTCGTTGGTCGTAATTCATACTTCCGACGCAGTGTTGCAACACTTCTCCTTCGTAGATTAGCTCTTCTTTGGTGCGCGCTATGACAACGGTATATTCGTCTTTTAGCTCTAACTTTTCATATTCCTTTGACGTTTCGCTAAAATCAATCAGCTCCTTGAGATATTTTTTTCTTCTCGTGTCCGTCGAATACTGGTCTATCCTTACTCTGTGCCAATATGTAAAATCCTTCGGATATAGATTTTTCGTATCGCTCATGTCAACGCCAAGATACCTGCAAGCGTGAAGATAATCGAGATACGCGCCCATGTAATGATGTTGTTGTGCCACGTAATTATTCATTTTCTTAAAATCGTTAACCTTGAATGTTTTAAGGAACGTTAGCAGTTGGTTTGGCGACATGTATTTTGTTATTTCGGCAATGTCGCGCGGGTCTGCTTTGTGCTTGTACGCCGTCTTAATTTCATTCGCAGTATATTTGTGCTTGCTATGCGCGAGTATGATAGCGTTTTTGCATAGCCACTTCGCAAATTGCTTATCTTTTTCCAACATTGCGACAACGCTCGGATATAGCGCGACGTGTGCAAGACCTGCTTTTGCAAGCATTTCGACACGTGGATGTTTTTCGTAAACTTTCAAAAACTCAATAAGGTCAACATCTTGTTCGACGCATTCCTTATACCCGGAGTATTTATATTTTGTGTCGTCGAGATTTGGCATCATCAGCTTGGCGTTTAGATTACACAAGGTTTGAGGCACTTTTATCCACGGCGTGTCAGATTCTCCGCCGGAGATTTCGGCTGACCAATCAAAAGAGTAGCCTGCGCACCACGTATAAATGCAATCTCTTCCAAATACATTGCCGAGAGTATCGCGCACCACGACTTGCTTGCACATTTGCTTTCCGGTCTTTGGATGGTTTTTGACAGCAACTATTACTTTTAGCAATGCGTTGCCTTTTTCTTCAAAATAGGCATACGTTCTTGTCGTGTTGATTCCTTGATGGTTTTCATTGTCAAACTTGAAAATCTCTTGCATTTTTGCTTTTGTTAGTTTTCTCGGCAACATACTCATTCCCCCATCAAGTCAAAAATCGAAAAGTTGTCGTTAGCCTTTTTGTCGACCTTCTTTTCTATAACCGGTGCTTTTTCTATTTCACCCTTTTTTGTATCGGCGATTGCGGTTTTTGAATATTCAATGCTATCTTCTTCAAAGTAATGAATTGCCCACCCGAACACAACTGCATCCGAAATCATCGCACATCCGCCTTTTGCCTGCTTTTTTGCTTCCCCCCGGATATAATCAAAGCAAGATTGAAGCGTTTTTTGTCCCGAATTGATTTTCGCCGCAAGGGCGTCTGATGCGTTTGATTCGAGATAATCTAAAATCGCCTTTTCGTAATCACCGTTTGCTTTTAGGTTCAATTTGTTCATCATTTCATTCTCCTTTTTGTTTTTTTATTCGTCTTTGTCGTCCATGTCGTTTATCACTTTGATCATACAAGCTATGTATGCGACCGAGCCTACGATGAATGTGACAAACGGTATTATTTGATACTGCGAGGGGATAATCCCCAATCGCGCCAGTACAAAGCACGTTATCACTCCTGCAACCAACAGTGCTCCGATTGCCAAACATATCCGCGCTTTCGTGTTATTGCTCATTTTTTCACCTCATAAACCGATTGACGATGATTCCGAGGATGTAATATCGTCTGTCTGCTATCACGTCTTCTCTCGGTGCAATCAATGCATTTACGGTTTCCGCAAGCATATTGCCGTCAAATCCGTGCGGCTTTGTCGCCAGCCTGTAAAAATCATCGCTTGTTACCCGTCTTTCGCCAAACACCCAAGTTTTGCCGCTCTCCCCTGCAAATGCAAGCGCTTCCAAAACCTCGTCGCACGCCGTTGCGAATTTCTCATTCTCGCGCGCACGCTCGCATACATCCGCGATAGTTTCTATTTTTTTTAATCTAATTAACAAACTATCTATACTACCCTTATCTATACTATTCTTACCTATACTATACTGGGTATCCATTTCGTATCCATTCTGTATACATTTTGGATACACGCTGGTTTTCTCCGTATAAGCCCCCTTGTCATCAAGGGCTAAAGTTTTTAGTTCTTCTACATAAGTTGTCGATTTGTATCTGTCTTTTTGGATGTAGTTGTTAATTCTCCAATGTTTGATAACTATCACACCGCTTTCGAACGATAGTACAAATCGTTTAGCAATCAAAAGTTTCAGGTCGTCTTGAGTTGCGCTTGCTTGACGCATTACGCTTTTGGGATTCCCCACGAAGCCGTCATCGTCGGCATCCATACCAAGTGCAAAGTATAAACATCTTGCGCTTAACGGCATATCGAGGAATGCGTCGCTTTCTACTATTGATCGTGCAAACATTCTTCTTTCAGCCATTTTCAACTCCTTTCAACGCACTTTGCCCGAGCATAAATTGAATTGCGGTTTTATACCCGCGTTCCGCCGCCAAGATTTCCAAAGCGCGCTTGTGATTTTCGTTCATCGGTTGCTGTACTTCGCTCACGTCATCCGCTATGAAGTATCCGTTGGTCACGCTGGAAGCCATTATTGGATAGCCACGTTTTAAGAGATTGCGGCAGGTTTCACGCAGCCTTCGATCGTCGGGCAGTTTACCCTCAATTCTCGATGTCAGAAACCCCTTTGAAACAAGCACTTGCAATAAGTGCTCTTTCTCGACGTACTTTGTCTGTCTCTTTCCGAGCAGATACGATTGATAAGCGCAACACACTATGTCAAACACCGTTCTCTCAAAATCGTCTTTGGTGCGGTTTTTCAATTCCGCAAGCCGCATCAAATAGTCATACTGTCTCTTGTTCATTGTCCACCGCCTTTATAAACTCTTGAAATTCTGCGAGTTTACGTTCTTTTGTTTTGTTCGGCGCTCCTTTGATTGTTGCATCGAGATACTTTTCAAAGAAAACCGCAACTTTCTTTCGGATATTCTTTTCTCCTTGCGCTATGCCATCTCTATAGCCTTTTGATGGTTTGTTTGGCGCAATTCCATATTTTCCCTCGCCTTGCCCCCCACTCGTTTTGTTAAGCATTTGAAAGCCTTGTGATGCAAACGCCTGTATGTATGCCGTTTCCGCTTCGTCAAGGTATTCAATTGGCACTTCTTCCCACAATACGCGCCACCCGTGGGGACACGTTTCTTTGTTGTATAATCCGTGTTTTTTAATACTCAGATCTATATGGCTGTCGTGTCCGTCAAGATGTTGCGCGATACGCGTTTGCAAGTGTTTTGCCTGTCCACCATATCCGTACTTAAATCCGCCTTCGTATCTGACAAAAATGTATATTCCGCTGTTCTCCGTTATATCGCCGAACGCTTCGGTTAAACGTTTTCTGTTTTGAATCTCTCGTTCTTTATAGTTCATCTTCTTGCTCCCATAAATTAAGCATGTCTGCTATTTCATTTGGCGTTCTTGTTTCGATTCCAAGCTGTTTTGCTTCTTCAACAACGCCGTCTATAAGCCGTGCCATTTCCGCCTTATCGAGTGTGTGTGTGGGTTTCCACACAATCACATCGACGCACGGTCTTTTTGTCCCTTTGCTTTCTCGGATGATTTGAAAGTATGTAAATGCCGCTTCAAGAGGTATTGTTGCTTCCGCTCTGAATGCACCGAGTTGTGTGCCGTAGTCAAAAACCATTTTCCTCTTCACTTCCGACATAGGCAGCCTTACAACCTCTGCTATTTTTCCTACGAGGAGATGAAAGTAAGCATTTGCATTTAGGCTTCTTTTCTCTGTAAACTTTTTGACTTCGATTTTTTGAGCAATCGTTCCGTCTATTTTTGACAATTCCTCGATTGCGTTCTTATCTGCTGTCACAAAAGACACAATGCCCGTTCCGTCCGCAAGCTTGACTATTCTGTCAAAAGTGCCCTTGAATTTAATCATCGCTTACTCCTTAAAACGGCAAGCCTTCTTCGGCATCAATCGGCAACAACTCTTCTGATGTCTTTCTATCATCGAGAATTATCTGCGCCGCTCTCTTGCTTTTTGCGCTTCTCGCATTGTCAATAATCCACTGTAGTTGGTCGTCGCTCAATTCGCCGTATGCTTTTCCTTTTGTCGTTGTCATTGCATAAGCTTTGTCAAGAGTGAGTTCGTCGTTCTTCTCGGGTTGTTCGGTTTTTTCCTTACGTTCGTTATTTTGCGTTTGAGAGCCTCGTTTGTCGTATGTAAATATCGCTTGTCCGTCACCCAAAATGACGAGTTGCGTTATCTTGCCGTCTTCGTACTCAATTTCACCGACTTCCATACGCTTGAACGTCGGTACGAGATTGCCCTTTGAGTTCTTTTCGGTGTTGCCTTTGATGTAAATAAACGGTGCTGTATAGAGTTCTCTTCCGACACCCCAGTTGAAGCACGCACGCTTGAAACTGTCAGAAGCCTCGCCTTTCTCTTTCTCGGTGTTGCTTTCAACGCCGCAGTCCCATTTGGTTATCCATTGCTTTTTGTTCTCGTCCCAAATTGACACACCGCAAAACAAATTGCCTTTGACTTCCTTATGGTCTCTTTGCCAGTTTTCTTTGCCTACCGTTTCGTCAAGGACGTTTTGGTCGCATCGTGCGTCTTTGTACAAAAGCAGTGAAAAGCCTTTATCGTTGCAAGTTCCTACACGGCAATCCAACTCATCCGCTCTTAAAGATCTGAATCTATCCATTTCCCCTCTCCTGTTATTTGATTTGAATGTTTTGATTTACAATGAGTTCTGCACCATCCACTTTTTCGAGAAAAAGCGCCGCAGCACCAGCACATCTTTGA